CCTTGTAGAAAATGGCTACGCCGAAGTTATAGAAGCTGTAGAGCCACCAAAAGACGACCTTACAGCCGAAGAAATGGCGAAGAAATTAGACGAACTGTATAAGGCGGACGACTTAAAGGCAGCGGCTAAAGAAGCCGGGGTAGAATTCGACGCTAAAGCGACTAAGGCCGAAGTTATCGAAGCTGTAATCGCTGCTGAAAAGTACGCCGACCTTATTTAAGGCGGTGATATTATGTTCCTTACGCAAGCGGAATTAGTTAGTACCTACTACACCCCCGCGGAACCTGTTACGGACGCTGAACAAAAGTTATACTTGCTTCGTGCTAATGCCTTTTGTCGCGGGTATATCGGTGGCGACCCGCCAGTAATTGACGAAGGGTTAAAGGTAGCTGTGGCGTTATGCTTCGAAGTCTTCGCACGTGGCGAAACTTCACAGATTAACGAAACTACAGGCAATATAACCGAAGTCGCCCCACCTACGGCAGCTACAACACAGGGCAAGTATGCAAATACAGACCCATTTAAAACGGTAAAGGAAATGCTACGGTCCTATAAGCTGGCGTTTGAGAATTCAACAAACGTAAGCGATAGGGGGGTAAAGTTTTTATGAAAAAATCGGGTATTATCTTAGATAAGAATTTTGATAAGTGGCAAAAATGGTTACGTACTTTACAAAAGGACGAACTTAAAAAAATGCGTGACCGCGTAGCCAGAACTTTAGTAGCACGTGGATATGAATATGCAAGCGTGAATACCCCTATCCGTAGTGGTGAATTAAAAAGTAGCATGCACATGGGTAGCCCCAAAAGTTCATGGAACGTAAATGTTGAGCTTCCTAATGTTGATATTATTTTTTATGGGACGGTTGTACCCTATGCAGCCGCTGTAGAAGAAGGTTACGAACAAAAAAAAGGACGTTTTGTTCCTGGGGAATGGCGAAGCGGAACATTTCATTATATCCCAGGTGCTAAAACTGGCATGGTTCTAACTGGTAAGATAATCTCAGGTACACACGCCTTTGAAAAATCTTTAGACCATTTAAAGGACGGCGATATACAAAAAGCTTACACAGAAGGAATAGAGGAATTGTGGGAGCTATTAACTGGAAGGTAGGGATACCATGGACTACGAATTAGAGTTAACGGCGGTACAGACGTGGTTAAAATCGGCGTCGGGTCTTAATTCCTGGCGTCGTGACGTCGCACCGCCCAAATTAGCGCGCCCCGTGGTTATATGGGAAAGTCCCTACCGCGGAAGGGTGCGACATTTACACAGGTACGCATATGTACAACGTGTTAGGTACTATGGTAAGTTATTTGTAAACAGCGTAGACGAAGTTTTACGCCTACAGCAATCACTTAGCGAAGACCTAGAAAACCGTTGCGGTATACTGGACGTTTTAGACAAGGACGGCGTTAAGGTAGGGCTTTTAAAATCGGTGGAACTTGAATTCAACGAAACCGAAGGCTTAGACGTACCCTTTAGGCTTAACTATGAAGTGGCCTATACGCGTACAAGACCAGAGCAGCCGCCAGCGCCTAACTATGTTTACACAAAGGTAACCAGTCAATCCGTACCAAAAGTACAGGAATACACCGAAACTATGGCCGTATCCCCTACTTTGTCGGATACTGATAAAGAGTATACGCCGACAGGTACTACGGTTACGGCTGACGACAATATTTTATAAGGGGGTTTTAGCATATGGCAACCAACGAAACAAAGGCCGAAGTTAAAAAGGCCGCAGACCCATTATTCGAAAAAGAAGAAATTATTAAAAGCGCGGGCCTATTCGGAACTTCGCCCGAAATTATGGCGGGCGCTTTAACTTTCGTAAAGAAGGACGCAATCACAAAACAGGAAGCTGAAAGCGCACTAAGCGCGTTCCTGGCAAGACCTGTAGGAAAGGAGTAAAAATATTATGGCTGGAACATTTATAAAAGGTATCAGTAAGATTTTAAGCGGCGTTTATTCCCGTATCGTCGCTACTGTAACACGTATCGTAATGGGAACCCGTGGCGTTGTAGCTTACCCCTTTACTTCCGACTGGGGGCCTGTGAATGAACTTGTACCACAGACCTTAGGCGAATTTAAGGACGCTTTTAACGCTGACAAAACAGCACTTACAGCAAGTAAAATATATTTGCACGCTTCCAAAGGCGCGCCAAGTAAGATACTGGCTTATCGTATGGCTACGGCTTCCGCTAAAAAAGGTATATGTACTTTAGGTGTAGGTAGTCTACAGCTGGAAACCTTATACCCTTCCGCAAGAGCCTTTGTAGCCGTTGTTAAAGACGGGGTCGAAGAAGGAACTAAGGTAGTTGAAATCTTAGAAGGCGGCGTTAAACTTGTTAGCGTGGTAGGCGCTACTAATGCGGCTTTAGCCCTTGAACTTAATAAGTCTGACTACGTAAGGGTAACTACGGTAGGGGAAACTATACCAGCAAACGCCGCTAATATTGCTTTTACTGGCGGTGATAACGGTAGCGTGGTTACTGTTACTGAATACAGCGCGTTTCTTGACGAAATCGAAGCAGACGGAAACGCTAACAGCTTTTCCTTAGATGGCGTAAGCGACGAAGCTATTATCACTACCGTAACAACCTGGTTAAGACGTGTAAGAAGTGAAGGCTTCTACGTTACTTTCGCTTCTGGTGGACCTTCTACCTGGGACGACGATATTAGCCTGGCTAATGCGGCTTCCGTGGCGCATAACTACAGGGGTATCGTAAACGTGGGTAATGGCTGCGACGGTTATACCCCGGCGGAAATGGCTATCTTTATCGCGGCGCGCGTTGCTTCCGTAGCCCTTAACAGGACTGTAACCGACGAAACAGTACCGTACACGAAGGTTAATAAAAAGATTAAGATTACCCCAAGGGAAACCGCGAAAACAAAGGGTACTTTAATCTTTGTTATGAACGGTGACTTTGTAGAAATCGACGAAGGCGTTAATACGCTTACAAGCCCTTCCAATGACGAAAGTAAAGAATTCGGTAAGATTAGAGTATCTAACACGCTGGATTATGTTACTAAAGACCTGGAAGCCTTCGGAAATGAGTACAAGAAGACTAAGTCTAACACAGAGGAAGCCCGACAGTGCTACGCTACTATGGTCGAAGAAAGCTACCTAAGACCGTTAGCGAACGACGAAATAATCAAAGTTGGATACTTCTATAGACCAGACCCAGAATACCATGGGGATACAGCGGTTTATAGCCCAGCTATTGACGAAGCCTTCTTCGACAGTGATATTACGCCAGTCGATAGTATGGAACGTATCTACCAGAAAATCGGCGTAAACTTTTAATTTAAACGAAAGGAAGGTATAAACATATGAGTTACGAAGCTAATCAAGCTATTAACGGCCTGTACGGGTTCGTTTATGACGAAAACGGTACAGAACTTCAAAGTACGCAGTCCTTCGAAACTAACTTAGAGTATGAGAAGGAACCCATTAAACAAGCTGGAAAGTTTTTAGACAGCCATAAAGTTATGGGTGGTAGCGGTAGCGGTACTCTTACTATCTTGAAACTTGATAGTAGACTACAAAGAAAAGTAGCCGAAAACCCTACAGCTAAGTATAACTATATCGGTAAGCTGGCAGACCCTACAGCTAAGGGCGAAGAAGCCATTATGTATAAAGGTCTATCTTTCGATAGTACACAGCTTACACAGTATGAACTGGGCGCGCTTGTAGAAGAAGAATTCCCTTTTACATTCGACGACTTCGCTTACATCAAATCAATAGAGTAAGACTAAGGGACGCGTAAAAGCGTCCCTATTTCATTTAAACGAAAGGTAGGTATAAAACTATGGCAACAGCTAAAACAATCGCTACAGACGAAAATATCGAAGCTGTAGACGCTACAAAAGAGGTTAAATCATTCCTTACCCTGGAAGACATTTTAGGCAAGGACGCCAACGACCTTAAAGCCGTACCACAAGGCGAATTCGAAACAGAAAAATTAGGTATAGTACCATTTACGGCGCTTACTTATGCTGAATATAAACAAGCTAAAAAGGACTGTGTTAAATATACCGCAGACGGAAGCGGCGGAATTAAGACAGACATAGACGACGATAGACTTATGGTTAAGGTAGTGCTTCTGGGCGTAGACAAAGACGCAAGAAGTAACTTTACTTTCGCTAACAAGGCGCTTCTTGAAAAGTTGGACGTAGTAACCGCAGAAGCAGCGGCGGGCGTACTTCTTTCCCCTGGTGAAATTGTAAACTTCGCGGTAGCAATTCAGAACGCCAGCGGCTTCGGTAAGAAGAAACAGAAGGAAGACAGTGAAGAAATAAAAAACTCCTAAAGTCCAACAAGGAAGCGAAATTATTAGCTTATATATGGAATACGCAAGGCAAAATTCCAAGCGAAATATATAACCTTCCACCGTTGGAAAAAGAATTCGTATACCAGGCGACGCTACTAAAAATTAAAGATGAACAGCGCGCCGCACGTGAAGCAAGGCGAAAGAATGGTAAGGGGGTGTAAAGCGTGTCGGATAAATTTACTATGGGTGCGGAAATGACCATACGAAACAATTTTAGCAGTCCTATGTCCGAGGCTACCAGAGATACGGAAGCCTTTAAAAGAACGACCGAAAGCACAAACAGCGCTGTAGGTTCCTTTGTCAATACGACGACAGCTTCCACCCAGGCGACGCAACAATTTACAGACGCCTTACAGGAAGCCGCCAACGCGACACAGGAAACGAACGCAGCTACACAGGAAGCTACCACTAATTTTAACCGCTGGAAAACTTCCATGCAGCAATTTAACAGGGGTACAGAAACCCTAAAGAATATACCGAATACTATACGGCAGATAGCACGGTCCAAGCTGGACGGGTTAGAAAATTCGATTATCAGTACCCGGCTACAGGCTGGTCTGTTAGTAGGTGGAATTAAGACCCTGGCGAAAACCAAAATATCAAATGCGGTTAATGGCTTTAAGGAATTTAAAGACACCATAACCGAAGGCGAAAGCGGCTTATCCGGGTTTACTAAAGGCTTAAAGAATATCGGAAAAATAAGTATCGCAAATACCTATAACACCATGAAGAACTTAACTTCTAAAGTGAAGGAATTCGCCGGGACTAAGATATCGGGTATTACGAACAAACTTAAAGATTTTAAGAATAACGCGTCTGGTGGCGAAAGCGGCGTAAAAGGCTTATGGAACGCACTTAAAAACGCGGCCAGTGTAAGCTTTTCGTCGGTTCATAATGGACTATCGAAAATCGGTAATATCGCTTCTTCGGCTGGTTCCAAAGTGGCTAAAGGCTTCGGTAGTATAGCCATGGGAACCGTAAAAGGTTTAGGTATTGCTACAGGTGCTTTAGCTGCTGGCGCGGCGGCTGCTGGTGCTGGAATATTCAAACTTGCGAACATGGCCAGCGACTTATCAGAAAGTACTAACGTTGTTTCTGCTACGTTCGGCGAACAAAGCGTATCGGGTATGACAAAGTGGGCGCAAAGTATGGCCGACCTGGCGGGTGTATCTGAAACATATGCCACTACCTGGGTAGGTTCTATGGGTGCCATGCTTAAAACGTCTGGTATAGCCGAAAAAGAACTACCTGGAATGTCACAAAGCTTAGTACAACTATCCGGGGACCTGGCTTCTTTCTATAACCTGGACAACGAAGACGCCTGGACTAAGATACGTAGCGGTATCAGTGGCGAAACTGAACCACTGAAACAGTTAGGTATTAACATGAGCGTCGCAAACATGGAAGCTTATGCACTATCTAAAGGTATTACGAAGTCCTATAATGCTATGTCGCAAGCGGAACAGACCCAGCTTAGATACAATTATCTTATGGGTGTAACCGCCGACGCACAAGGCGACTTCGCGAAAACCTTAGACGGTTCACTTTCAAACCAGTTAAGAGTATTAGGGCTTAACTTTAAAACAGCTGGAACGAACATAGGTAAAATATTTATGCCAGCGGTATTAGGTGGCGCTAAGGCTTTAAATGGCTTTCTAAAAGAAGCTAACGAAGTACTGGCCGACGGGTGGCAAGACGGCGACGCTACGAAAATAGCGGATATATTTACACGTATGTTAGATACTGGCGTCAACGCCTTAGAAAAGGGTTTACCGAAGCTGGTTAACACTATAGTACCAATTATTAACACTTTCGCGGGGGCAATACTAAAAGCCCTTCCA